ATACTTGTTGAAAGCAGTTACAAGGCCACGGGTAGTTGCATTTTCTTTAACTTCGAGTTCCGCATCTTCGTCAGTATCTAGGCCATTTGACCGTAGAATATAATAATCATCAAATCCGGTTGCATTGACAACCAAGAATTTTGATTTTCTGAATTCTTCTTTCTTCTTTTCGATATCATAGAAACTAGCACCAGGATAAAAATCACCAAGTCGGTTACGAATATCTCTGGCTCCACCAACAAAGAAACCAATCACATGTGAATTTGTTCGCAACTTTAATAATTTAATCAAAGTGGAAGTTTGTTGCATACGGAGTGAACTGTAATTTCTATAATCATCATCATATGATTGTTCGTGTTTTGTTTTTGTATCACGGAAAACAATTCGTGATGCAGCACCTTTTGGTTTCTGTTCTCTAAAAGAATCGGTATAACCATCATCACTAGAATAAACATTGTTCAAATAACTACCATCACCATCTGTTAAGAATACGGTGTTGACAATTTGTAATTTATTCTTCTTTTGGAAATGAGGAACAATTTCCATAGCAGAGATTACTGCTTCATTCAGCGGTGTGCCACCCATTCTGAACCAATGTGGACAACGACCAGGAAAACGATAAGAACCAAGACCTGCCATATGGAACAAAGCACCACCAGCAGTCATAAATTCAGAAGCAGACATTCTACTTGATAGAATATTTAACAAACAAAAATCGTCTGTTTTTACATCACCTTGTTTAGGTGGAATCCTGTATGTACGGCTTGAGTCAGTTTCGTCAATGAAAGCATATACTTCAAATGGAATATTAACTTTCTTACAGAACATTGTCAAATTGAATAACTGTTTAAGTGTATTAGCAATGTGTTGTGCCATAGAACCAGACCAATCTAAGTACATGATTAGACCGTGTGACTTACCACCAGGAACCACCGTCATCTTTTTAAAGATATCTTCACTGAATTGATATGAAAATATTTTGTTTAGATTCAGGTCACCAGTTTTAGAAATACTGGCACGTTTCATTTGGGCAGCATTCTTACGTAATTCAAATTCTTTGACAAGATAAGAAACTACTTTACTAGATTCACGGCGGAATTTGCTGAATTCAGTTCTATCAACTTTATTGCCTTCTTCCACATATTGTTGATACAATGACTTATAATCCCAAATGCCTTTTTGAATATCAAATTTAGGAATATTCATATACATAAAGTGCATATTCTCTGTGGAAAATAATTTACTTTCATTTGCACGATAGGCATCATCTGTGTGTGAACGAATTTCTTGGTCACCAGATTCTGTTCCAGGTAATTTGGCATCACCTTCTTCACCATCATCTTCATCACCTTCTTCGGATTCTTCGGTTTCATCTTCACCAAAGCCATCTTCATTAGGTTCATCACCTTCTTCTAATTCAATTTCTTCGGATTCTTCTTCACCATCTTCTTCGCCTTTGGCTTTTCTTTGACGTTTTTCTTCTTCAAACTGAGCTTTCATAAAGTTTTGAATGCGTCTGGTTACTTCTTCGACATCTTCCCACGTTTCAGTAGATTCCACATCTTGTAAAAGACGGCGTTCATCATCAGTAAACTTAATAGCAAGAGTTGCGCCGCCTTTACAATGGAGATTAACACGGTCAATAAAGTTAAATGTATTAATATTTTTATCTTTTGTACCAAAGAAATCTTTTTCGACCAATTCATTGTATGCCTTCACAAAGGAGTTTTTAAGACCTGGATATTTTGATTTTATTTTACGTTCAATACGTGAATCTTCAACCACATTAAGAACAGATTGAATTAATTTCTTTTCTCTGGCGGACATTAAACCTTCTAATGGTGTATACAGAGCGTGTCCAGTTTCATGGCCAAAAAACAAATCCATAACAGGTGCGGAAATGTTATTGTCTAAAATTGGAATAGTGAGAATTCGTTCTTTAACATTGAAACTAGCTGTATGCACTTTACGCTGTTCGATGGTTAAATTCTCTGTTGCCATCAGTTTGGCCAATAATGATTTACTTTCAAACATCTTTTTTCTCAGTTACAATAATAACATTACCTGTTGGACCGGTTTCTACTCTCATGTCTAACACGGTGCCTTCTTTCCATCCTGTTTCGGCGAGTAATTCATCAGGAAATTGTAAAATTTGGTCGCCTGTACCATCTTTAGAATCAAACAAATCAGCATAAAACACTTTACTCATACATTTCTTTCATTTTTACATACCAATCTTGGTCATTATCATGTCCGGTCTGCGCTGCCCATCTACGAATTACTTCTTCCAGCTCAGTAAAATCATATTTTTCATGTTTTTCGTTATTTTCTTCAGCTAATTCAATCATTTTCTAGTCCTTGTTTAATGTGTTTTGGTCTTCTTATGTATTTTACTACAATTTTGTGCTTTTGTAAAGGCTTAATTGGTGTCCGGCATACAGGTCGTTGTAATTTTACGACAAAATTGATTTTTCGTTGCATTTTATCGCCTCATACTTGAAATTTCAACAGCTTCTTCATTACTGAAAACAGGAACTGCGTTAGATTTGTGCAAAGTTGCAATTCCGAGCACTTTTGTACCCGTATAAACCTTTGGTGCTGATTTTGTTGCTAAACCTTCACCTGTATTTAATGACGGATAACGCACGGTTTCACGACCTGGCGCAGGAGATAGTTTGTATGAAGATAAATTGAATTGTTTGCGTTTTGAAACAATTGGTGTTTGGTGTTTTTCGAGCCAAGCAGAGTATTCCTCACGCTCCTGCTTAGGTTTGAGTTTGACTTTACTTTTACGAATATTTGCGTAGATTATCATATTGCCTCCAATGTGTCTATTATAACACAATGAAGGAACAAGTCAAGTGGTGTGTTGTTTTCTCACAACACGGAGTATTAATAAATTCGTTTGAACTTTTTTCTTACAGTCTGGTAATCGTCACCGAAATCCTGTAATAACTCATCATAATTTTGTTTCATCATCCGTTTTACCGGATCATGTCGCTTTCCGTTTTTATTTTTTGATGAATAACTATAATCTTCATTATAATCTTTTTCTTTGCGAAACTTTGCCACGAATTTTGACACCATTGCTCCTTATTTTAACACTTCGAAAGTAATACCTCTAATTTTTGTTTCCGGCCTATTACTCATAGTATGGTCGGAAATATAAGTAATTTCTGCTAGAGGATAACAGATTTTAATTAACTTTAAAAGATTACAGACTGTTCCATCTGCATCATTGAATTTAAGAACTTCATCAACACAATTTATATTTTGTAAAATTTCAATACGGTCATCATAACTTGAATAAATGCCATTTGTTTTCATAAACACAGACATATCAGAATGAACACCGACAATTAACCAATCACCTTTTTTGCGACACTTTTTAAGGAAATGTAATTCTTTAACTGTAAGTGGATCAAAGTCACCGGATGTAACTATGATTTTTTCTTTGGTCATGGTATCAAATCTGGAAATGCTTCTTTAACAAATTTATAATCTAAACCTTTAACACCTAAATCTTTTTGGAAAATACCTAAAATGACTTCAGCTTCTCTTGGTTCAATAGATTCTAATATTTGTGTTAACAATTCTGTTCTTTTTCTTTCGGTTAATTTCTCAGCAGTTTCATCACCAACCCTAAACATATACAATTTACGGAGTTGTGCGTTCAAACTATCATATGTAATTCCAGGTAACATATCTGTTGGTATCTTATAGTTTTCAGGTAACTCTTTTACTTTCCATTGAAATGCTGGATGATAAGCCAATTTTAAAACAGTAACAAGTGGTTGTGATAAATTATTACCAATTATCGTCATTCGTTCTTTTTTGTTTTTCGCTTTTTCAAACTCATCAAAAAGTTCATACAGGGTTTTTATCATCATTAGAATTCCTCAATTACTTCCATTAAGCTCTTAAGCTTGTTTGCAATAAGATAATCCAAAATTTTACCTTTAACTGGTATTGTTTCTTCATAAGTATTTATGATTTTCTCTCTGATATCACTTGGTATACATCTTAGGTCAATCAAAGTCTGGTTACGAGAGAATCCAATTCTTGCATTTTCATCTTCCCATTCACCATAGTCTTTTTCCATTAGTTTATCTAGTTTACCTTTACTGATTGGTGTTTGTCTGATATCACGGACAAAACAATCGGATGTAGACAACACATTTGGTATACCATCACCTTTATCTCCACGGATAACTTTCTCTTTTAGTTCTATTAAAGGATTTTCGGAAACAATAAATTTCTTTTGTGATGGATTATATTGTTTGACAGTAAATTTAGTTCTACCATTATACATCTGTAATTGTGGGAAATCACCATCAGAAGAAATAATTAGAATATTTTCCGAAGCAATATGTCGTGGTACAAGTGTACCAATGATATCATCAGCTTCAGCACCTTCAACATCCACTACTTTATATGGAAAGTTTTCTTTTAGTTCTTGTTTGAATTTGGCAAGCATGTCAAAAATCATATGCCAATCGAGGTCTGATTTTTCACGGTTCTTTTTACGGTTCGCCTTGTAGAATGGAAAGAACTCCTTGCGCCAATACTTGCGGTTGTCACAACAGAGTACAACTTCACCATAGTCTTTACGGAACGTCTTTAGGTGGGTTTTGAGTATCATTAAGACCATATGTCTAATGAGAGATTCATCTAATGTGAATGTTTTTCCATACATGGACTTTTTTCCATTAGATATTTGTGCCATAAGGCCAGCAAGTAGGACTTGGTTCAAGTCAACGAGAATCATAACAAACTTTCAAGTTTCAAAACTATATTGTATCACATATCTTCAAATTTGGCAAGCGCATCTTGGTAGAAATTTTCTGAAGTGGTAGTTTTACGGGAAATGATACCATACCAACCACCTTTAATTAAATCGGAAATATATTCTCTAGGATCCGAAAATATGGCTTCAAATGTATCAAAATTTTTGATAACTAATTCCTCATCATTTTCTTCATCATCTTCTTGGAATAATATGATATGCCATTTATCACCAACAATATTGCCTTCTATTGGTGTACCTTTGTTTTTATAAACATTCGATTGTATGTGTACATTATTTTTTTCCGTTGGCATGAAGAATATCGCATCGAATTCTCCAAGATGTTGCATACCATCTAACATTGTAAACCTTTAATATGTGATTTTCTAACTCTTACCATAATCCAAGAATTGTAATAATCTTCGGATTCAAGAGCACCATTGACAAACTGTTCTTTAGCTTCAAGATAACCACATACACCTTTTGATTTGCATAGGTGAATTATCTCTCTACAAAAAGACTCTTTGCCATGTATTATAACATCTTTTTTTAATTCCTCATTGGAACCGTAGTAAGTTTGCCAATCACTTGGTACTTTTATCTTTTTCTTTTTGCCTTTGACCTGTTTTGTCTTGGCTGAATAGAAAAACTTTTTACCAATATATTTTTTACCAGAAACTTCGTTTGTGATAACATAAACGAAACCATAATTGTCACCAATCATATCTTCTGTAAATAATACTTTCTTATATGTCCAATTTAGTTGTCCCATTCCTCATTATCCAAGTCATCTTCATCCTCTATATAGTCTGACTCGGTTAATTCGTCTATGGCTTCGCCACAAAACGGACAAAATTGTGGGTATTCTTCGGATGTTAGTTCTTCCATATATTGTATGTCATAAGTCGATTCACAACTAGAACATTCTCCTGTTACTTCTTTTGTACTCATTGTTTTTCCTTAGTGAGCCCACACATCACCCCAATTTCCTGAATGAGCACCTTTTGCATAATCGGTTGCTCTATTCTCAAAGAAGTTGGTGTGTGTTGGAGCATTAATCATTTCCTCTACCCATGGTAGTGGATTCTTTTTCACTTTAAAGATGCCTTTTAGACCTAATGAAATTAATCGTCTATCAGCAATATAACGAATATACTTTTTAACTTCTTCTGAAGTCAGTCCTTCCATTTGATTAATACCAAAAGCAAGGTCAATAAATTTGTCCTCAAGTTCTACCATGCGTTCAGCAATAGTATAAATTCTTGATTTCAAATCATCATTCCAAATTTCTTTGTTTTCTTCTATATATGTACGAAACAATTTAATCATTGATTCTGCATGTTGTGTTTCATCAACAATAGACCAAGTTACAATCTGTCCCATACCTTTCATCTTACCCATACGAGGGAAGTTGAGCAACATAATGAAAGAACTGAATAATTGCATACCCTCAGTAAACGCAGAGAAAACGGCGATATGGGTTGCAGTATTTTCTTTAGTTGTATTTTGTGCAGCCAAATCTAAAACATAATCATGTTTATCACGCATTTCTTGATATTCAAAGAATTCATTATATGTAGCTTCTGGTAAACCAAGAGTTTCAATTAGATGTGAATATGCAGCAATGTGTAAGGCTTCACGTGCAGCAAAGCCCATCAACATCATCCTAACTTCAGGCTGAGGAAAATAAGGCAGGTAGTTATTAACGTAGCCACCAGCAACATCAATATCGCCCTGAGTAAAAAACCTAAAAATGTTAGTGAGGAATTGTTTTTCTTCATTTGAAAGCTTCTTCTTCCAATCTTTCACATCTTCTGCCATTGGTACTTCTGTGTGAAGCCAATGGGACTGTTCGTGTTTCAACCACGCATCATAAGCCCAAGGATAATTAAACGGTTTAAAATAATTTCTTTGTTCATTTAATTTTTGTGCTACTGCTTTTTTAATCATGCTGCCCACTCTCTTAATTGACCGGCTGGTTTAGAACCAACCAAACGTTTGACTTCAATATTCTCATCCAACATCACCAAACAAGGTACAGAACGAATTCCATACTGGTTAGCAATATCTTCTTGTACATCGATATCAATTACTTCAACTGGCATTTTGAGTTGTGCTCTTTCCAAGTTCTCTGCCATCGTTTTACATGGATTACACCATGATGCGGTAAATCTTAATATTCTTTTCATATTATCTTTCGAATGTGATGTTGAAGGAAAAACTAATTCTAACATTATCTGTGCTGTTTCTTTCTATACCATGAAATAACCAACCAGGAAATAGAAGTAGTTTACCAACCATTGGTTGATGTACCCATTGCAGATTTCTGTTTCCATAAGGAACTGAAGAAGCAGCTGCTAAATTTGGGGATAGAAAGTATATATTTCCATCCAAACCATTCGTTTGAAAATAATAACATCCAGAAATGTCAGCACTACCATGATTATGAGCGTGGCCGAAATCATTGCGTTCAAATTTAGAAAACCAAGAAGTTATTTTATATGGTTTCAATTTAAAACCCAACTCGGAACAATAGTTGTTCAACTCTCGCTCCATTATTGTTTTGAATGTTTTTAGATTATAATATTCAAACGTATCATCAAATGACGCTGAAGATAACCAGTGTGTATTATTCCAATCTTCTTTTTTAACCCATGTTATTTTAGATATAGCTTCAGTCATTTCTTTCTGAATCTGTAACGAATCATCATCAATCAATAAAACATATTGTATTGGAGTTGAGTATAAATGTTCAATACATCTAGCCGGCTCCATATTATCCCTCACACGCAATACAATCGTTACCTTGAGCAATTTGTGTCATATCAAGCTCTTTGATAACCTGTCGTTCAATTTTCTTAGAAACTTTATCTGCTTTACCAATCTTTTCAGAACGGCAGTAGTATAGAGTTTTAAGGCCTTTCTTCCATGCCATGAAATGTATGGCGTGGAGATATTTAATATGTGCATCTGGTCTAAAGAATAAATTCAATGACTGTGCTTGGTCAATGTATTGTTGACGGTCGGATGCCAATTCAATTACCCATCGTTGGTCAATTTCCATAGATGTTTTGAATACTGCTTTCTCATCATCCGTTAGAATATCTAAATGTTGGCACGAACCATCGTTAGCAATAATAGATGACCAGATATCGTTGTAATCATCTTGTGATAAAGTACCAGATTCACTTGATAATTTATCCTGAATAACTTTATCCAACCACTTGTTCTTGTTTAGAAATGAGCCCGATAAAGTGTCTTGACGATAAGCGTTAGCACGATAAGGTTCGATACTAGGAG